GCCATTTGTAATGAATGCAGGTAGCGCCATGGACGCAAGATTACATACAGCCGTCTCATCGGGGGCTGAATACTCAATGATCTCCGAGCAGAGATTGGATGACTTGATGACACCCAGATTCTTCTGATTGCTCTTACGATTACAGGCATCCTTATAGACTAGATAAGGTGTACCCGTTTCAATCTGAGACTCAAGAATCTCAAACCACAACTTCTGTGCCTTGATGGTCTTCCTTCCTTTGTTCTCAGATTCGTATCGCTCATACAAAGCCTTAAACTCATCACCATAGCAATCGGCAAGACCCGGTGCCTCAGCGGGGCAGAAGAGTGTCCAATCCCCATTTGCTACAACCCGCTCCATGAACAAATCGGGAACCCACAAGGCATAGAATAGGTCACGGGCCTTCTCATCTTCTGAGCCTGTGTTCATCTTCATGCGGATAAAGTCGGCAATGTCTGCATGCCACGGCTCAAGATAGATGGCAAATGAACCGTTGCGCTTTCCGCCTCCTTGATCAACGTAGCAAGCCGTGTTATTGAATACACGAAGCATCGGGACGATTCCATTGGAAACACCGTTTGTCCCATGAATGATGGACCCCTTGGCCCGAACATTGTGGATATGAAGACCAATTCCGCCACTGTGCTTGCTGATCGTTGCACAATCCTTGAGTGTATCGTAGATTCCAGCAATGGAATCTTCCTTCATTGCCAGTAGGAAGCAACTGCTCAGCTGAGGCTTTGGAGTACAACTATTGAAGAGGGTAGGTGTAGCATGTGTATAAAGTTTCTGGCTCATTGCATCATATGTCTCAAAGGCCTTTTCAAGATTTGCGGGCCAGAGTTCCAGGGCTGTCCTCATCCACATGTGCTGAGGCCGTTCTAGTACCTTGCGATACTCATCGCGCAAGAGATATGACTTCTCTAGCGTCTTGAAGCCGAAATAATCAAAGAGATAGTCACGATTGTAATCCAACTTCTCTTCAATCTGGGGACCATTGGCGTGCATTAGAGCAACCAACTTATCACTAACAGCGGGCTGCGTTTCACCCTTCTTATTCTTGACGGCCGCAAGACGTGTTACGACTTCCAAGAAAGTGGCCGGTGTATTCTTGTGATGATTACTAACAGCAATCCGGGAGGCTAGGATGCCATAATCCGGATGCTCAGTAATATAGGCAATTGCTGTTGTACATGTTAGTTCATCCAAATCACTTGTCTTAATACCGTCAATGATAGAACCCAGCACCTTCTGTGCAATCATTGTGGCATTTACAGAAAGTCCGTCACAAGCACCGCGAATGCGCGCAGTTACCTTGTCAAAACTGACGGCCTCCATTTCTCCATTTCTCTTTTGAACACGCATATCTACAATAATACTCATTCCGTTGTTGGTGAATTTACGCATCCGGGTTTATTCAAATTTATTATATGTATAGGATAGAATGTTGGGGATATTTTTACTGATATTATTACTATTAATGGGACTCAGTGTATTGTCATGGTTTACCAATTATACACCCGTTGCGGAAGGTCCACAATTACCTGTTTTTTCAAAACAAGAAAACTTTTTGAGCCCACAAGATCAGTCAGCAGACTATAGACTTCTAGCAGGAGTCTTTCCTCTTGATAATTCAATGGCTCGTGCTCGTACGGATATAACGTCTGAAGAATGTCGCATTCGTGATGCTGCGGTAGATTTACAACTAGATGGGGATTATTCGCAGAGGACTAATAATTATCCGCGGAAATTCCCTGATAGTTGCTCGGCTCCCCGGCACGAGTTGCTTCTGAATTTTTACACAAGTTCTGATAAAAAACCATTTCAAGCAGGTACGCTTTGCTAGCAAAGCATCCACCCCATCTCTTTGCGATGTGGGCGTGCCACTCTGCTAATCATCTTTAACAAACATATACCGATTTTGTGATAAAAGCCAACGTTCATATTCAGTATCCCAGCAAGCCCAAAACTGCTGGTAACCGGGAAATCCGACTTCAGTCCACCAGAAAGAATTTCTGTGAACTGTTTTCCAATGACTATCTTCCAAGAACCAGTAGGCTCTTTCACGAATAATACTTTCTGGCTTTAGTGTTATTGGCTTCCATGCGGATAATTTACTGGTGTCATTCTTGGCAAAAGGCCCATATTCATATCGCAGTGTACCTTCCTCTTCAATTACTACAAGTACCCCCATCCAACCCTCTTTTTCTAGCAGGTTGGGTGATTGACTAAATTTCATTTCTATATATTCTACTGCTGGACACTGCGTGACTTCCATTTGGATTTGCATTTGACAGTAATATTCATAGGGAATTTCGTCTTCTACTAGCAAACGCGTTATAGGACACTTAATTTCCACTAGATGTCCTGCTCTAGGACCTGATTCAATCATTCCATCTGGACTGGCGGCTAGTTTTGTATGTGTTTTGTGAATAATACGTCCAAGATTATCGGCGATTGAATTATTATTGAAGAAGATTATTGATGCTAAATCTCTAGCAATTGGCTCAAACCGATGTCCCCATGTTGTAGCCTGAAGGCCATTATTTTCATTGCTAATTCCCACAGGGGTTGAATCTTGGATTGGAGTAAGCCCTGCTGTTTGTTGATTTGCCAAACTTGCTGCTTTAATAAATTTACGGTCATAGACATTTTTACGAGCAGCTGGCGCTGTTCCAATTACATATCCGAATTCACTAGCAGTAAGAAGATTGATTTTCTCTGCGTGCCACTCAAGTGTGTGCTGTTCTGTCTGTGGTTTATTTTTAATAGATTCTATAAAATCGGCGGCTTCTTTGGGTGAAAAGTGGGATGCTTTCTTCTGAGCCCATTTCATTGAGGATAAGAGCAAACAGTCTAGGATTTCATGCTCTTTCTTAATTTGTTCTGGATTACGCTCTATATGTTCATTTAATGTTTGCCATTCCTGCCAGACATCGTCGCGAACATAATCAAGTTCCCAATTATCAAGAGGGAAATTTCGGTCAGATTCTTCATACCACTCATTGAACCAATGACAGATATTCGAATACATTGTCTCTATTTCTATATCGCATTTTCCGCCGTCTTCTCCTTTACTTCTAGGATCTCTAGGGTAGGTAGAGTCGGAACTCGTGTTCTCCGTTTGGTCGCTCGTGGTAACTCTACTTTAAAGGAGCGAACTGTGTCTGTTGTTTGAATTGTAAGGCCTTTTATTTCATCAATTTTACATGTTTCAGTATTATAATTCACAATCTGACGTGTTTTAAGAAGTCCACGGTCTAATGCGGATAAAAGACACTGGGTTAAACGTGTTTTTTCTTCTGCTGTAATGTCCTTATAATCATTCGCAAAAGTACGAAGGCGATCTATTCTAAGAGCACGATCTAACTTAATCCAAGGCCTTTTAAGAGTATTCTTATTTTCCGAAGTAAAGAAGGCATCCATTCCTTTTTCCATATTTTGTAGAAAGTCAAGAGGTGCTTGAGGCGTCTGTGTTTGTTGAACAGGGGGAGGTGCTCCAACTGAATTTATAATCGTCTTAATGCGCTTTACTGTCTTTGCTCGTTGCATTTCACCTAAGTATATATAGCACCGCGTGTTTAGGTAAGCCCTGTTCTACCAGAGATATCTAATGCTCTTCGTAGCAGATTCTGTGTTGATTGGGGTAAATTTACAGCCTTGTTCCAGCCAAAGGGGTCTTCAATTGAATTAAGGGATTTATTGTATAATACTGTTGAACTTTGCCATGTTTTATCAAGAATTGCATGTTCTTCAAATATATTAGGACTCTTAGAATTAGTATTCCAGTAAATCTTATATAAATTCCAACCATTTCGGGGCAAAAGACTTGCTTCAGTTTTACCCGAATAAGGTAATACATAAAACGAGAATAGACTCATTGTCTTTCAATATAGATTTTACTTTAGGTTCGCTCAGCTGCGGATAGTTAATTGTATATTTTGATTTAACATAATAGGGAAATAGGAAATGCAGAGGCCTAACTCTACTTTTCATGGTATGAATCCTCAAGAAAGAGAATCTAAATTATCCGCACTTCGCTTTAATCCTCTTGGTCCACGAAATGTGGTTGACCCTTCTGTCTTTTCGCGTCCTGAGTCCCAGGCATTTAGAAAAGAAGAGCGTTCTGTATTAACAGACGCTGTTGTAACTGAAACTCCTACTACAATGTCAGGAGTACGTATTCGTGTAGAACCTAATTCCCGTGATGCCATGAACAGTCGGATTTTAGAACAGATGCCTTTTACTGCGGCTCGTAACATTGTTCCTAAGGATATTTTAAACGCTACAAAACCACTTGTTCAAGACATGAATCCTATTGATTCGCGACGTGGCGTAAATAGTTATAAACAGTCAGTAGAGTTCTTCCCTGATGCGGATACAAAGACAGGCATACAGCCCAAAGCCAAAGAACCAGAGCGTTTCATGCAGAATCCCTATTTACAGCGATTAGATGCGGCGAATGAACCTCGTCAGATTGTACGCGAACTTCGGTCGGCTGTCACTGAGGATAATCGGGAGAAATATTTAGATCTATCACAGAAAATAGCAAATCGCAATTTTTCACACATTTTAATTCAGGATGATCAGGTAATGATCCAGCAGGTAACTAATCTAAAGGCTTACGAGTTACTAAAACCTAAGCTTGATGATTTTTCCACTGAGTATAGGCGATATGAATAAGTCAAAACTTAGTCAAAACTTACAATTACATTCATTTCATGTTGGTTGACAACTTTCATGGCTGAACGCGAAAGTTCAGTGCGTTGCCGACGACCCGATTGTAACTTCTTGCCATCCTTTGAATAGTGCTCCTTAATACTAGCATTCATGTCTGCTTCAATAGCGGTGCGATTCTCCTCAATGTAATCAAGAATCTTCTTTTCAATAAACCAGCGGAAGAAGTTTAATTGTCCAACTGTTGTCATAATTGATGGTTGGTTAAGCGCTTCAAACATAATACGGTCTCGGCGACAAAAGGGATCAAATAACTTCTTAGAATATGCTTTTAGTTCTCTTTTATAGTTAAAATGAACTAAAAACTGCTTTGTCCCCATCATATATGATGTATTATTCTTCTTTGCGTAATTTGTAATGAACCAATCCACTAGCCGTAGGCTTATGGGCGATTCGCCTTTAAGAATAGGTGTAATCTTTTCAAGATTTCCGGTCTCATTGTAGAAAGTTTGGAGATTTTGGACAATAAAATCTTGGCGGCACTGAACACGGACTTTTTGAGTTGTGTTACGCGGCTCGGAGTCTTGCATAATAATCTAGTTTATCTAGAAGAGTTTAAGTTATAAAAAATTAAACGCGGATTAGGTAGATGGCTGATTCAGATTCAGATAGTGAAGTTCCTTCTGCTAGAAGAGAAAGAGATGCGCCTGCTGATGCTCCCGCAGAACCTATAGTTAGAAGACAAAGACGCGCTCCGGCTGAGGAACCTGCGGACGAACCTGTGGAAGAAGTAGCAGCCGCGCAACCTAGAGGTAGAAGACGAAAGGGTGCTGCTGAAGTACCTGCTGAAGCTGAAGGAGCTGCAGCACCTGCGGAACCTAGAGATAGAAGACGAAGGGGTGCCGCTCAAGCACCTGTAGAAGCTGCTGAAGCACCTGTGGCAGAAGAAGCACCTGTGGCAGAAGAAGCACCTTCTGGTCCTCGTAGATCTGCTAGAAAACCTGCTAGAAGTGCTGCTTCTAAAAAGAGAAATCTACGGGAATCTAGAAGAATACTAGCAGAAAATGGAATTAATGCTGAAAATGATCGTGAAGGTGGTGAAGGAGGACAACAGCAGGATGCTGAAGAAGAGCAACAGCGGGAAGATGCAGAAGGTGAACAGGAGGAAGGCGCTGAAGGTGATGGTGCGGAAATGGGTCCGCTAGGAATGATTGGTGCTATGCTTAAAAGTACTGTTAATTATTTAAAAACTGACCCCTATAGGAGCACATTTGAGAATAATAAAAATGAAGAACCTTATCCCAGTTTAACACAATTATATGAAACCGCTAAAGAAAATCCAAATTCGCCGGAAACACTTCGTCAAGTTACTTCTAATTTTCGGGCTCTTAAACAAGGTTATCATAATTCAGGATGTGATACTGATGTAAATGTTTCAATGAATCCAAGATGTATAGGTATTCAAGCAGGTTTATATATGAGATTATTTGATATTCGTAAATCTATTGATGATTCTCTTGAACAAATGAAGCCAATTCAACAACGGGCTGTCTTAGCACGAATTAATAGAGAAGCTCGTCCTGAATATAATGGGGAAGAAGATGTATTCGTTCCTGCTGGAGTATAATTTAATACTTGTAAAGATTAGATGAACCCATTAAATTCTAAAGTAAATAATTTTTCTAAATCACTTGGTCTGGCATATTCCAGAAATGGAAATGTACAATATGTTCCCGGATTCAATAGAGAATCCGCAGAGCGTCTTTACACACTTGTTCAAGAAAGAAAAGGAGGAGATCAGCCACTTGATTTAAGGCTACAGTGGATCGCATTACTTATTACGTTGTATAAGAAGACAATGCTTGCTGATAAAAACAAAGTTATTTCTATGCTAAACTCGGCTGGATATAAAAATAATATTATTCAGAAAATTGCTACATTGAGTCAAGGTATGTCACGAGAAAGTATCATAGAATTTGTTACAGGTGTTGGAGCATTAAGTAATGGTCCTTTGAAACTTACGGAAAATGATATTAATAAATTATTCCCAGCCTAGTAGTAGGATATGAATTATTTACTTAAATCAAAATATGCTCTTTATTCCGCAATTGTTTTCTTTCTTTTTGCTAATCCTTATACATATCATATGACAGAAGGTTTTTTCGGTTCTTTTTTACATATTGCGACAAATGATTGTCCTACTGTGTATGGCGTATTTTTTCATACATTTCTTTTCTTTCTAGCAATGTTTGGTCTTATGACTGTACCATCTCTTGCTCAAGGTCTCTAACTTTGAATGCGATGCTCATAAGTTTTCTAGCAGCTTCTCTATATGAATAATTCTCATGAACAAATTTTGCCGGCGTATAGGATGATAAATTACTAAGAAAAGTCTCAAAATCAGATTTCCAGACCTCCTCAGTTGATTTCATCCCACATTCAGATGACCATGATACAATGCTTGTAACAGAACCTTCCATCACTTTGTTATTAGATCTATAATAATTCCGGTCAATACAGAAAATAGGACAATTGCACGCCATAATTTCTAATGCAGCTAGTCCCTGTGTTTCTTCATTATCCAACATTATACAGAATTTACTTTTTCGCGCCGCTTCTCGTAACATTGCGGGTTTATAAAAATGGTAGCAAATTACAGTACCTGTCATTCCATAAAAATTATGGAATATTACACTCCAAATATTTTCAATATCTGCCATTCTTTGCGATTTATAATAAATGAAAAAATCCTGTGTCTTTGGTGTATCTACTGGAGTAAAATAATCTGTATCTATTCCTGCTTCCCATACATTAACTGTTTTAGTTTTATCATTTAGGGCTTTTCTAATTGGAAATTTTTGTTCTAACCAATTTATTACCCACATCGCTGAGAATATTAGATGATTAGCATGTGACCATACTAAATCTTCATTCGCATCTTTCATGGCAACGTAGGAAAGTGGAATCGGATTTGGACCAAAAATTGTATTCTTTGGATACATTCGCACATCTTGGTATATTCCAAATAATTGAATATTAAACCAACCTGGTTCGTTTATAAGAATAATTGCATTAGGTAATAGTTTTTTTATGCCGATTATTACTCCTAAAATAACTGCCATGGGTCCGCCTGCAGCAAAATGACCTGTATGTATCCATAATCCTATTTCCATGTCCATTCCCTAATGTCATATATTTTTGTATTTATAGTTTTAAACTAAGCAATAATTTCTTCATATAACGGTTTCAATTCATTATCCCACACAAAATTCTGAGCCACCTTTTTGGCTTCTTGACCGTGTTTTTCACGCAGAGAAGAATCTAGCAGATACTTCTCAATTCCAAGACAGTAATCATGCGGGTCTACGCAGAATGCCTTGCCACCAAGAGCACCCATTCCAATAGGGATGTGATACGCAATATTTGCAGGAATGATAACACTGTTACTGGATGTACAGAACTCATTTAGACCAAGGATATCAGGAACAACCTGCGGGATTCCAACACCCATCTGCTCCATCTGGCAGAGACCAAATCCTTCACCTTCTGTGGTTGTTACACCAATATCTGCGGCATTGTATAGATTATTAATCTCAGAGTCAGGCAGTGCTTGATCCGCATTGCTCACCATGAGTCTGCTGGCAAAGGGCTCAATTGCCACATTGCGGGCGCGAAGTTCTTCTATGTAGATGTCAAATAGTGCATATCCGCCCTTTTCACCTTTGTCACAGATACAGAGCAGAAAAATAGGCTTTGTGGGGTACTTAGTGATAAGTTCAACAAATGCCATAATAAGAAGGTCATAACGCTTACGGGGAGAATTACGATTTACATTTAGCATAAGAAAACCATTTGCTGGAATTCCTAGACCTGCGCGAATTTTAGGACGATCTACCTCGGAGAATAAATCATTTGAATATCCGTGACGAAGAGTACGCAGACGGGGCTTGGGTGCGTCACCCAAAAATTGCTTTTCTAGAACAGAACGCCAGCGGTCGGTGAAAGCAAATACTACTGATGCTTCGCGGCGGATCATTTCCATAAACATCTGGCGCTGACCTACGTAAACTTGGTCCAAATAGATAATAATCTTGAAACGCCGACGCTCATCCGCATTCAACTGCTTGATAATTTCCTCTAGAAACTTGCACACAACTAAGGAATCGTTGTAGATAATAAGGACATCGGGCTGAACCTGCTTGATAACTTCAGGAAGACGCTTATATCCAAATCCCTGCTCAACAGGCTGTTCCATTGCTGCTGCATCAAAGCTGTTTACATTTGACGGATAAGGTCTGTAATCGGGAATGGATGTTCTAGCACGCTGAAATCCATAATGGTGAAGTTCTACGTCTGGCTTCTTTGCTAGATACTTCACAATATTGTAGGTTACTTTGCTATAACCAGTAAACTGCTGAATATGGGTGCCTACAAGTAAGACCTTCTTCTTGCGATTTTGAAGTTTATCAAGTGAAATGATATTAGATGGAGGCGGAGGAGGCTGTGCTGATTGCATTTGCATCATTTGTGTTTCAACATTCTTCATAATTTCAGGTGAAATGGGCCCATTCTGCGCCTGAAGTGTTGACAAGAGTGCCAACAGATTAGAATTCATATTAATTCTTTTTGGTGAAATTGGTTTAAATCAAAGACGCGGAAGATTAGATAGAATGTCTAAAAGGACTAATATGCCAAAGAAAAAAGTGATTTCTAAGAAACTGCGGGAAGAAGTATGGCTAAAACATTTTGGTAAAATATTTTCATCAAAATGTCCTATTCAATGGTGTACACGGGAAATTTCGGTTTTTGCATTTGAAGTTGGGCATAATATCCCCGAGTCCAAAGGCGGAAGAACAACAATTGATAATTTAATTCCAATTTGTGGAGAATGTAATCGGAGTATGGGTGACCGTTTTACAATTGATGAATTTAGTAAGCAATTTGCTTCTGCTGTAACTGTTCCTACAAGTGTCCCTACAAGTCTATTTCAAAGATTCTTTGGGTGTTTTAATAAGCCGCAACCGCAGCCAAAGCCGCAAAAAAAATTAAATTTGGAGCGAAAGCGATCATATGTTAGGACGATTTACAAATGAATCGTTTTTAATTCCAGATCTTGCTTTGAAATTCGCTCAAGTGCTGCTAGAATATGAGCAGTTATATTTACCTTGTGTGTCATCCAATATTTTGTCAAGTTCTCTTGAATTTGATTTAGTGCATCCAGATTATTGCTAATTTGTTGAATCATAGATTTTACGGATTGCCAATCCTTGGAGATTAGAATAGCATTATCGCCTATTAATTTATTATAACACTCATGCTCATTATTCACATCACCTACGCAGATGGGAATACATCCGGCTTCAAGGGCTTCGTATAGACGATATGTTTCATAATTCTGTCCCTTAGGGCATGGTATAAATCTTGTATTTTCAAGAGTTTTCATATATTCATCGGCTTCTTCCGGCAAGGGATGTTTCCATGTTGGAAGTAATTTCATTGAATTGGGTTCAACTGTGGCAAGTGTTTGTAACATTTCAATCCGATTAGGTTTATCAACTGAACCGGCAAAACTCCATGCTAGAGTCCTCTCAGATAATTTCTTGAATTTCCCTTTTAATGATCGATTGCGTACATATCCCAATGGAATAGTTATTACCTTTTCATTTGTTGAAATATCGCTACGAACATAATTACGAATTATTAACTTTACTGCTGGATGGTCATAAATAGATACTGGATCGTTCACTGTTTCATCACTTAAATGAAGTAGTACTACAGGCTTCTTTTGTTCTGCTAGAGTATTTAATTTTTGAAGTACTATTTGTTCTACTGCAGACCATTTTTGTATTAGTATGAAATTGATATTCTGAAATGTTGGGGATTCCTCTTTACCGAAAGGGATAAACTCAAGAGGTTTTCCAATAATCTCCTCTATCCAATCGCGCTCTAGAAAATCATTTTGTTGATTAGGGACAAAATACCAAACAGGATAGGGTTTTGCCATAAAATTAGGCGTGGGAAGATAAACAATTCCTGGCGGTCTACCGATAATATCTTCAGTAAATTTTTCTACCACTTCTTCTACAATTCGTCTTAATACAATGTTACTAGTAACTTTATTGTAAATAGATAATTTAGTTATTACTTCACTCAATAATTCATTTGTCATTTTATTTTTTTGGCTAATAAGAACCTGTTGAATTACGCGAATCCAATTGTAATTACGTTCTTTTATTTCAACTGCCGATAATTCCTTTTCAAAAAAAGATAGACACATACTTGTCATTTCGGGAATCTTATTCTGTGATAATTTTAATAAAATCGCATTACATTCAATATTCACACCGTCAACCATTACATCACTATTTGAGGCTGGCTTTATACTTTCAACCGTGTTAATTTCCTCCTGCGTAAAAACTTCAGTATTATTCCATAAATCAGAGTCAAAATTGTCTACACGTTCAAAGTTATTAAATTGTGATTTTTGATAAATAGGGTCCGTATCTTGAAAACATCCCGCAACGATTGGATGAATAAAATAAACATTTAGTTGTTCCATGTGATTTACAATCATATGGTCACCGCTTGTAAATATACCGCGTTCCTCAATGATTTTTGCCAACTTTCTAGCACCACGAGCAAACATAATATACGCATAATTACATGAATGAAAATAACGCCTCGGGTTTCCGGGGCTGAAAATTTCATTCGGTATTACCTTGGAGAAATGCATATTAACTAATTCTACAGCATTTCCAAAGGCTTGTTTATTAGGCGGTAGAATACCTCCAAGATAAATCACATCTGCATCTGCTGGAATTAATTTAGACGCCTCCTTCCACACATCTAACCATTTTGGATAGAAGCGGACATCATCTTCAAGGATAAGACAACTATGGTCATCACGAGACTCTTTTGCTAGACGCTGCCATATCTGATTGTGACTAATTGCACATCCCATAACCGCCTTCTTCCATTTGAAATCATTGTTACGGAAAAGATGTTTAATTTCTTGCGTTAATTTTAACTCTAGTCCATAACAGGCTGAATGACGCTTTACTTTATCATTCATATAGGAGTGAAAATCCGCAAATGACTTATATCGGTCAGTGCGTTTATCTAGATTAATAACTGCGGCTTCAGTAATTTTGTCAGCAAATTCTGTTTGTGCTTGGACTGTGGCAGTGATACCCATATTGACATTTCCTCTATGATGATAAAAAGCATAGTTACCTTGAATCGCTGCTGAATAGGATTCGCATGTTGTGAAATTTGCTAGAGGTCTGCGATTAATTTTTTCACGATAACTTAAAATACTCAGAATGGATTGGTCGTGACGATGTCCTTTGCTTCCTGTTTCCCACTTTTCTCCAACTAAGATATCGCGCGCCTTTGTGTAATAAAAAGCGTGTGTAAATAACTTCTTTGCAGCAGGGATAGATGTATTCCATCCGAGCACAGCTGCTTGAAGTTGCTTTGAATTAAGTTCTTCATCTGTACAGTTCATCATCTTTGTAAATTTTTCATGGCACCAATTTCTATTGATATTTTCATCTTCTAGCAGGAAAGTTCCTTCTTTTTCAATAATAGCATAGATGTCAGTAATTGGACGAGCCACCATAACACCTGCATCAATGTAAATACCTGGTTGAGACAAGTTATGATAGATTATCCAAAGTTTCCATCCATAATGCTGAGGCTCCCAGAAATCAGCCCACGGAATCTCTGCTGGATCAGTTGTAGGGAAAACGGTAAAAGTTACTCCGGAATAATTTTGTTTGATGGCTGAAATTTCGGTCGCAGCCTCGGGCCAGTAATACACAGTTATCTTTTCAAGTGATATTTTCTGTTTAATTAAACCTTCCAGCCATACTAGCAAACTGGGAATATATTTACTATTTACTGCTGTGTAAAACTTAGGACTATCTTTATTAGGAATTGGTGTACTTGGCATTTTCTGTATAACTGATGAAGAAGCAAACGGTAGAATTACTGTAACCAATCTCTTCATTTGGGTTCTAGCAAAAGTCTCTGCTTCCGGTGTAATTGCTGGAATAGAAAACATTTGGAGATATTTCATGGGGTCTGTATCAACAGCTTTGATTTCTTCCCGTACTATGTCCCATGATTTTCCATGTGCATTAATACCTCCAGCGGGATTGAAGTCACGGGCTAGATTGGGATCTCCCCAATAAACTGGAATACATCCCGCTGCTTTTGCATGAAAATACTTTTCAGTAATATATCCGGGATCCGAAGCATTTTCAAAACAGATATTGAATTTATATTTCTGCAGGAATTCATGCTTTACCATTTCACCTCCGCCGCCTCCCAGACCTCCTTCCAGTTTCATTCCAATATTATTCAAATGTGCTCCCGCTGAATCAACCCGTTTATATTTGCTAATTTCTCCTAATGCGGCATTTCTATGTTCGTTTTTGGGATTGGATACAATATATGAGGCGAACTCGGCCTTCTTTGCTAAGAAGTTCACCTGGGGTTTAGTACATACTTCATAGGGGATAGGCTTAGGATTACGGATTTGCCCGGGATCAGCGTTAAACCAGTTAACTTCTAAAATCCATAGTGGCATACGAAGTGTTTTAGCATTAACTTCAAGTGAATGTCCGACGCTGAGGATGATCTCGGGGCCTTCAATATGAGGATTGTTTTCGCCGCTGAAAAATATCTTGGGAACTCCATCGTATTTCCTGTGACCGTCGCCGAAAGGACCAAAGAAAACTAAATTAGGCTTTTCTTCTCCTGTAATCACTTTTACTTCAATATCTAATCCTTGTTTCTTAATTTCATCCTCTAGCAGACAAGTGAAAAAGTTATATTTAGGATTAAATTCAAACCACATGTCCGTAAAAGCAATAGATAATATACTTTTCTTTGATTGGCTTTGCTCTTGTAAAGCCAGTGGCGGTGAAAGTGATATCTGCTGTAAGGGATTGGCTAATGCTGCCGTAAAAAATGTCTTTGATTTATCACTTTCCCAATCATATTGGGTTAAACAATACATTTTACGGTGAATAAATGATTCTTTATTGAAAAACCCAGTTGAGGAATTTAAATTATTGGCCAGTTCCCCATATTGATTCACTGCCGTTGAAATTTCATTGGACGAGTAATAATATCCGCCTGCTTTTTGAATTCCTTTTTGAATTATTTCACAATTATGAATCAAAGGAATATCTAACCACAGAGCATCCAGCAGAAGATGTTTCATTGCGCGCCAACGCTGGTGCATAACGAGGATGCTCTTAAACTTTCTCAATTCAGGCACGGGTATTCTTCCGATAAAATTTCCCGATACATCTTTTCCGGCAAACAGATTTGTAATTACATTTCCATTAAAATACTTATTTTTCTTAAGAACATCACCATTTCCAACAATCCATGTAATAGGATTCTTTTCAATAATTTCTGCCACAATACAAAGCGGTAATATACAATTGCTTGTATTAGTTGTATTACTTTCAAGAACTACTAACTGTGATTCGGGATTTTCATACTGATTCCATTTAGAAAGATTATTCTTTGTACAATAATTATCTAAACTTACATGTTCCCAAATCCAGGGAACAACACGAACAGGGATTAAATAAATTCGTTCAATGTACGTTTTATCGTCAGCTGAGTAGCATTCAGGAATCCATACCTCAGATACATTTTTAACTGAGCGAATGAAGTTATTAAAGAAATATACGGAACTTTCCATATCATTAAAAAGCGGTGGCTGATGAAACCATATAATATGTTTCTTGGAAATTTTGAGACGTAGTGCCTCTGGAATAAACCATGAAATCTCAAATATAATATCAAATACTTGCTTTGAAGAAATTACATCTTCAAGGAATGAGCATTGTATATTCTTTTCCTTGAATGTTGATTCTAGTTCAGTAAAAGGATTCTTGCAGTCACTGGGCGAAATAAGTGTAGCGGTATGACCATTCTTGCTACACCAAAAGGCAAATGCGACGGCTGTACGATTACAGCCTTTCGCAAAGATACTATCCGTTCCTAGGACTGTTAATCCAATTAACATTCTATTAGAGCATTGTATCTATCGTTTAAACTTTTTACGCAGGATTTGTAATTGATAAAGGAACAGTGGCGTTTATCATGTCAATCCATGCTTTTTGATTCTCGGGATTATAGGGCGAAAATCGCCAGGTAAGTTGCTGAGATTGCGCCTTATACATTTCTTTTCTTGCAACGTGATTTTGGATAACATCTTCTACGGCAGCAATGGCAGAATCTAAATTATTACCTTCATAATAATAAGCATACTCTTTAAAAACTGAAAAATTATGAACAACTGGAAAACCCATAAACATATGTTCTAGAAAACTATAATTGTATTCATTATTCACAGTGTGCTGGAGAAGTATATTGTTATTCATGTGTTTAGAGACAGTGATTACATCTGCTCGTGGAAGAAGATGGAGTTTGCCTGCCTTGTAAAGAGTCAAGTTTTCTAAGATGTTACTAGTAAAAAAAGGATTATTCTTGAATTTATCACCGTTAATTATAACACAATCTTGGACGAGATGAGGGGATTTTTTGTAGAGTGCTTCGCAGATTAAAATAGGAAAAAGACTGTTCTTTTGAAAACTAATATTTGGTTCCATAACTGTAAATGAATAGGGGGGTGACAAGCGATGTTGATAAATATCTTTATTTTCACTGATAAATCGTGAATCCCAAACATAAGGACAGATTTTAGATTTAGGCATAATACGATTAATGCATCCCGCAAATTCTTTATGAACCCAGTAATGTGGTGAAGTCCAGATTTCATCTAATCCGCCAATTACATGGTGACTAAAATTCATTTCTGGATAAAACATTGGCGTCTCAATATCAATGTTTAAAATATTACCGAGGTAGACTTTGATTACTTTAGCACCGACTGAGCGGAAAGCATTTCGGATATTTTTATCACATGACATTCCGAGTTCAATATAAGCAAAGAGGCGAAAAGGAGACTTCATATATCCTTCCATGTCAATTACCCGGATGCTTTTGTGAAGTTCCGAACCATTTGTGCTTTTAGCAGAATCAACGAAGAAAAAGGGTTGATATCCTGCTGCTTCCAGCATTGTATAAATAACAAAAACATTCTGAAAAAGACCATTTGCCCAGAGATGATGGTCGGGAATCTTAGTTGTAGTTAAAAAAATTGCTTTCATTTCAGATTGGATTTTCATATTATGAAGTGAAAAAGAGGGTGTAGGTAGAGGTTGTATCTTACTTTCTTCGGTAAAACCCATTACTCGGTGTATGTATTTAATTCGTCATTTCTTTACGCGGAAAGATGTTGTTCTTCCATAGGGGACATACAAGGATGTCAACAATATTATTTTTCACAAATGATCGTTTTGCTTTCGCTAATTTATCGCCTAGTGCGACTACTGAAAAAATAATTTTAACTCCCGACCCGGTGGACGGAAGTCGTCTTTTTATTGGAAACAGCACAATGATTAGTTATGATGCTCGTTGTAATATATCTACATTTGATGGAAGCCGCGCTACAATGACTATTGATACATTGAATAATCGTGTTGGCATTGGCATAAGTTCACCCACAGTAGCGCTTGATATTGTTGATGCTGGAGGTGTGCGAATTGTTGGTCCTACAAATATTACAGGAGCAACCACTTTTACGGGCAATTCACGTGTTATTGGAGTAGCAACTGCTAATAGTTTTACGGGGTCGGGTATTGGTTTAACAAGTATTCCGGCGGCGCGTATTGTTGGCAGTTTACCGGCTGCAGTATACGCAAATGCTACAATCCCTGTTACAGCACTATCTGGTTATGATAATGGTAGTTTGGTACTCTCTGGACAACTAGCGACGGAATCTCTTAATGCAAGTACTATTTCTACGCAACATGGCACATTTAGTTCTCTAACAAGTGGGGCAGCTGGGATCGATACGCTATCAGTTAGATCATTTAGTACAGCCTTTGGCTTTGTTAGCACATTAACTATTGGTCGTCTTCTAGCAGGGTCAATTAGTAGCGGTTCTATTGGTTCGCTTGTAACCGATTCTGGTTCATTTAATCTTATTACTGCTGAAACTGCTGGGATTAATGTACTAAATACGGCATTATTGAGCACTGGAGCAGGAATCGCAAGTAGTTTTACTGTGGGGATACTCTATGCGGCAACAATTAGCAGCGGAACACTCGTATCACTTTCGTCGGCTTTAGTTTCTGTAAGCAATGCTGGAGTTACAAACGCTACAAATATTACAACAGTAAGTAACGCTGGTGTGACAAACGCTACGAATATCACAACAGTAAGTAATTCTGGTGTGACAAATGCTACGAATATTACAACAGTAAGCAATTCTGGTGTGACAAATGCTACAAATATTACAACAGTAAGTAATAATCTAACTACAGTTAGTAATTCTGGTACGACAAATGCTACGAATATTACTACAGTAAGCAATGCAGGTGTTACAAACGCTACGAATATTACAACAGTAAGCAATGCAGGTGTTACAAATGCTACAAATATTATAACAGTAAGCAATACAACTAATTATCTCCTAACAGTGTCCAATATTTCTGCGATGACTATATCAACAACATACGGTTTTTTCTCTACAATTTCTGCTGGAACTCTATTCGGAAAATTTATTGGCGATGGATCTCTTCTAACTAATCTTCCTATTGCTACAGCATTTACAACAGTCAGCACAAATCTAACCACAGTTAGCAATGCTGGAGCAACAAATACTGCGAATATTACAACAATAAGTAATAATCTTACAACAGTTAGCAATGCTGGAGCAACAAATACTGCAAATA